CGCGTAAGCGGTCACAAGCTCTGTTTCACTACGGATAACCCCCCATAGCTGCAGTGCCTCTTTCGAGGCAGTATTTAGTAGAGATTCATTCTTGAATAAGAAATTCTTTATTCGATGCTCTTTGACTGTAACGAAGTTAGAGAGTAGTAGGCCTTTCAAACGATGTTAGCATGTTTCTTTGAGATCAGCAATCGCCGATCTCCGAAATATGTTGACGTCCCGAGATTAGGGAAATACTCACAAGGCAGCATTGGGATGTTACCTGCGTTTATTTCGTTTGCCGCTTCGGCGATTTCCTCCAGTTTATCATAGATAGACATACCGACTTCGTTCACGTGGTAAACGATTGGATGCATAACTGAACCATAGTCCAACAGCTGTTGGTTAACAGCTACCCCTGCGGCTTCGAAGTAGACCTTTATTAAGTCGTTCTTCATAAGGATCTTATCGACACCGAGTCTTCTTTCTTCTAAATCGAGGATACGAAATTTAAGAATTTCGTTTCTAAGATTAGAGAGTTCTACAGGAATAAGGCCATCCGGAAACGGAGCCTTACCTTCAGTTCTCTCTCAAAGAAGTAAAGAAAACAATACGGACCCCTTGTTTCCAAGGTGTTCCGGGGCACTAAAATAACTACGCTCTAGATCTCATGATCTCTTTTGAGCTAATACCCATAGATCAACTAACATCGCAAGATGTCGGCTGGCTATGTATAGAAGCTTTCAAGATAATCCTGAAATCTCAACACCATTTCAGAATAGTCTTTTTGCAAATTCTACCTGAACATGATGTTCGTTCGAGGTTATCGTTTTAGTTAGGTTGATCTGGACTCCCAGCTCAGCCATGACTATTTCATAACGGCGAGCAACCGATTTATTTCATATAACTACATCATCACCAAGTACAGCATATTCTCTAAAGGATCTTATCCCTTCTAGATATGCACAGTACTCGATGAGTATATGGTGTGTCAAGGCAAAGGTCGCCCATGAGGAGTAAAATCCTAATGGTTGTCCAACAGCCCATCGCACTATAGTGTCTTTATAATGAAAGTCTCGATTGATCATAAGATTGTACCAAGCTTCCGCTATCTCTTTGGAATAAAACAGTTCGATGACCACCTTCTGTATAGAAGCTGGAAAACGATCTGTTGCACTACTCAAGTCAAAACTTTTGGAATCATGGGTTGCAAGTCGGGAGACCCTTTGGGCCTGACCTTCTTGATCTCATGTTCCATCGGTTTCAAGCTTTCGTAGTATTCCCATAAGAGAATTGTGGAGAGGCTTTAGTGCATTCTGTGTTCAATAGTCTCCGATCGCGATAAGTCGTGTTTTACCACCTGGCTCTGGAATCAGTGCCAGTCTGGATAAAATATGCTTATCGTTTGGTTCAGTCAGATTTCCGATACCTATTACAGATAAAGCGAGTTTTCGTGAGAAAACCCGTATACTCTGTACTAGATCGTATCTCTGATTAACCATCGCTGAAGCGTCATAGTGACTTGTAAGTAATGCAGGTCCGTTAGGACCCATCACTCCTACAGAACTATGAAAACCTTCAGGTTCGGAGAGGCGGAGTGGAGAGTCTGTTCCAGTCACCCTAGTCTTTCAGATCTCTGTGAAGGCAGCAAAGCCTTTCAGGAATTCTGGAGATATGGGTTTGATAATTGGATTAGTCAAAGCTGAAAAGTTAGTATCTACCGGTAGAGTTATAAGTTCGTATGATCTTATTACTGTTAAGGCAAATCTTTTCTGATCAGCTGTCCCTTCTAAATAGGGTCTCAAAGTTCTAAGAGCTTTGGGAAATCCTATTTTATCGGACTTGACAAACGGAATAGGATCAAAGACCGCACAAAGTGCATGTTTCTTCGCAAGAAGAGCATAACTTTTGTAACGATCTAAGGTTCATTTCTTTCCATTTCTCTCGATGTATCATAACATCGTGGCTACATACTCTTTCGCAACTTTATCAGCCAATGAACGACTAGAAGTGTCTCAACCTATACCTGCTAACAAAGCTTGTATGGTGTTAAGTACTTTTTGTTCTTTCATTTTCTGTTTAGAGTTTAGCTCTCCCAGACCTTAATAGATCCGGTGCCCGAACTGGTGGTGACACCAGACGAACGAAAAGAGTGGTGACGACCGCTTTCGCGGT